GCGTGGCCCTGCACGGTCAGCGACATCAATGGCGAAGTGTCCGGCACCGTCGTCGAGGAGTCGGAGACGATGGTCAAGGTCAAGCTGCGCGTCTTTCGGCGCTGGTACCCAAAGACGGCATGCGAGTTCATCAATGAGGCCGACCATGACTGACCTCAAGACGCAGGTGGACGAGTACGCGGCGGTGCTCACAAACACCGAATTATCGATGATGATGGAGTACGACAGCCTGCTCTCGATGCTTCCTGGCGACCTCATGCAACTCGTCGCTGACAAGTTCGCGGCGTGGAGGGAAGAGCGTTCCGCCGCCCTCGCCAAGCTCCTCGCCATCACGCACGCGCTGGTGGAGGAGCGTGAGGCGGTTGGTGAATACATCGCAGCACGTCGGGCTGTGAACGGCGACGACGATGCTACATACGAGCGGCTAGCTGCTGCGACCGATGCACTGGACGCCACCCACGACCACGTAGAGGAGGTGCGGCGTGGCTAGACTCGCGTTCGCGATTATGTTCGCGCTCGGATTCGCACGTACGGACCGCGGGTGGACTCGGTGATACCCGTCGGGCAGGGACTCCCGTCGTGGGTCGACACGTCCGTCTACCTCTCGGCCGACGAGACGCGCGAGCTACCCGATGCCGATTGCGGCGACGCTGCCGTATGCTCACGATGCTTCGGCCGGCCGATGTGGACCGAGAAGGCGCACGTCGCTCGCAAGCAGATGGGCGGTCGGAAGAAGGCGGGGCCGACGGTGCGACTGTGCCAGGCGTGCCACACGGAGATTGACCAGCATCCCGAGACGATGACGATGGCGGTCGGGCGGCGCGACCACGCGATCGTGCTGCTCACCCGCGACGGGACCGAACAGGTCATCGGTCGCGTTCCGTGATGTGCTAGAATATCCGTGACCAGCATAGGGCTGGTAATCACTCTTAGGGGAACCGTCACGGTGAGACCGCGTAACGTGTAGGCCGTCCGAGATAGCGAGATGCCCCACCCTCGGCCGCGAGAGCGGTGTTACCCGCAGAGACCAGCGGATACGGTAGGTATGGAAGGGGCACCCATTGAGGCGGCGGGAACTAAAACGAGGCGTCGGAACACGCCTACCCTAAGAGCCAGTACGCGCCTCGGTGTCCGAAACGATGCCGGGGCGCGCCTTCCGTGATGTGCTAACGTTGAGATTGACCTGATGCCGATGCGCACCCCCCTCGGCGCGTCGCACGGTCATGGAGCCCCGAGTGCCCCTCTCACACTCGGGGCTCCGCGCTATCGTGGTAGAATCGCAGACGAGGTGAGGCGACGATGAGCGACGACGAGGCGATCCCTGCGCAGCAGGAAATCATCAGGAATCCCGACGGCACGTTCCCGCCTGGTGTATCGGGCAACCCGACAGGGCGTCCGAAAGGCAGCGTATCGCTCGTCGCAATCGCCCGCCGCAAGCTGCAAGAGATGTGCGCCGCGGGGGACAAGACGAACGCCGAGGCGCTGGTCGAGAAGTGGTTAGACGACGCGCTCGCCGGTGACGACAAGTTCTTCAAGATGCTGCTCGAGCAGATAGACGGCAAGCCGACGCAGACCATCCATGCCACGGTCGACGCCGTGCCCATCATCGACGACGTGCCCGACACCCGCGGCGATGGAGGGTAACCGCCTCGCCAGTCTCATCGCGCCGAAGTTCTACGCGCTCCATCACCGCATCAAGGCGCACGAGGCCACGCACTACTGGCTCGCCGGCGGTCGCGGGTCCACGAAGTCATCGTTCGCGGCGATGCAGGCGGTGCTTGCGCTCAAGCGCGACCCGTCCGTCAACGCCGTCGTGCTGCGCAAGGTCGCCAAGACGATGCGCGACTCCGTGTACGCGGACGTACTCCGTGCCGCCGACCGGCTCGGCGTCGGCTTCGAGTTCCACGGTTCGACCTCGCCTATGGAGATCGTCTACCGCCCGACTGGGCAGCGCATCATCTTCCGTGGCACGGACGACGCCGAGAAGCTGAAGTCGATCACAGCCCCGCACGGCTACTTCGGCGTCGTGTGGTTCGAGGAGCTGGACGCGTTCGCGGGCATGGAAGAGGTGCGTTCACTCACGCAATCGCTGCTCCGTGGCGGGGACAGGTTCACTGCGCTCTACTCGTACAACCCGCCGCGGTCGCGTGACAACTGGGTCAACAAGCAAGAGGCCATCCCGCATCCCGACCGCATCGTCCACCGCTCGTGCTACACCGACGTCGACCCGTCGTGGCTCGGGCCCGTGTTCCTCGCAGAGGCCGAGTGGCTGAAAGGCGTGGACGAACGCGCGTATCGGCACGAGTACCTGGGCGAAGCGGTCGGCACAGGCGGCGCGGTGTTCGACAACGTGGAGCTTCGCACCATAACCGACGAGGAGATCGCGGAGTTCGACCGCATCTACAACGGCGTCGACTGGGGCTACTTCCCCGACCCGTGGGTGTTCGGGCGTATGCACTACGCCGCGGCGCAGCGGACGCTCTACATCTTCGCCGAGGCGTCCGGCACACGGATGAGCAACGCCGAGTCGTCGGCGGTGGTGCGCACGATGCTCGGCGAGGTGAAGAACGCGGACGGCAGCATCAAGGAGTACGCACGCGGCGAGCTCGTCATGTGTGACTCCGCCGAATCCAAGTCCATCGCCGAGTACCGCATCGCGCACGGCATCGACGCACGGCCGGCGAAGAAGGGCGCGGGGTCGGTGGAGTACGGCATGAAGTGGCTGGCCTCGCGTGCCAAGATCGTCATCGACCCGGTACGGTGTCCGCTCGCCGCCGAGGAGTTCCCCGCATACGAGTTCGTGCGCGACCGGGCGGGCGAGTTCGTGAGCGCATACCCGGATGCGAACAACCACTCGATAGACCTTGCACGCTACGCGCTCTCGCCGCTGATGGCGCGAGCCGACGGGTAGACGTGCTACGATAACGGGCGGTCCTAGACTCACGGGAAGGCGGCGCGACGTGGCGGACACCATCACCATCGAACAGGTCGCGACAGCGATAGGCGCACCGAAGCCGATTGCGACCATGACGAAGGACTGGTCGGAGAAGCGCATCGCATTGTGGGGTGCGCTCTACGCGTGCGAGGAAGTCACCGAAACGCTCGAGCTGGCCGACGGTACGCACCGCAGGCGCCGCCGCACGCTGTCGATGCCGAAGCGCGTGTGCGAGGACTGGGCAGCGCTCGTCTGGACGGAGAAGTCGGGCATCTCGGCGGCGGAGAATGAAGCCGAGTTCCTGGCGGAGTGGATGGGCGAGCGGTTCACGTCCGACTTCGCGTCGTTCCTCGAGGGCGACGTGTTCGCACGCGGGTTCGGCGCGATCGAACAACTGGTCGAGGGGATCACCGTCGACGCAGCGGGCCGCGCGATCATCACGCCCGGCACGACCACGCTCTCGTACGACCTCATCCCCGCTGACAGCATCATCCCGCTCGCATGGAGGCGCGGCGAGGTCACGTCAGCCGCGTTCGTGTCATGGGGGGATGCGCGGGCAGACGTGCGCATCCACGCCGCCACCGCGGACGGGTGGTCGGTCACGAACCGCGCGTTCGTGCTCAAGGGCGGCAAGCTCTCCGAGGCCGACCTCGCTGAAGGTGTGGCCGAGTCCATCACCTTCCCCGGCGCGCCGCAGATGTTCCACTGCGTGAAGCCGGCCATCACGAACAACGCCGACCGCCGCTCACCCTTCGGCGTGTCCGTGTTCGCCAACGCCGTCGACCAGCTCGAGGTCGTCGACCTCATCTACGACAACCTCGCCAACGACTTCCGGCTCGGGCGCAAGGCCGTGTTCATGGCCGACACGATGCTGCGACGCGGTGCCAAGACCGACGCGTATCCGATGGGCCAGCCGATCCCGCCGGACAAAGACCTCGCAGACCTGTTCATGGTCGTGCAGGACGCGACGGGCGAGCAGAAGCAGGCCATCACCGAGCACAACCCGATGCTGCGCGTGACCGAGAACACCGAAGCACTCTCTGCCGCGCTGTCGCTGCTGTCCAACGCGGTCGGCATGGGCGCCGAACGCTACGTCTACCGCGGCGAGACTGTGGCCACCGCGACGCAGATCATCAGCGAGAACTCGGAGTTGTATCGCAACCGCGCCCGGCACGTCGAGCAGATAGGCGCGGCGCTCATCGAGGCGTGCGAGTGCGCGCTGTGGTTCGGGAAGAACCTGCTCAAGCTGGACGTCGACCCCGAGGCCGAGGTCACCATCGTCACGGACGATTCGGTCATCGAGGACGACACGACCCGCATCACGCGCGGCCTTACGCTCGTCAGCGCGGGCGTGCTGTCGCGCAAGAAGTTCCTGATGGACTACATGGGCATGACCGAGGAAGAGGCGCTCGAGGAACTGGCGGCGATGGGTAGCGAAGCGCCGACCCTGGTGTAGCCGTGCTCACCCCCGACGAGATAGCCGAAGCGGCCAAAGGCGTCCGCGAGGTCATAGCGCGCATGGACACCGAGATTCGGGCCCGGGCGGCACGGGGCATCGCATCGGGCGAGCCGCGCGAGGTCACCACGAAGGCGCTGTCTGCGATCGCCAAGTCATACGCAAAGCCGGTCGCGCGTGCGGTCCGCGACACCTTCGAGGTCAACGTCAAGCGGGGCATGGCGCGTGACGAAGCCATCTACGCAGCTGCCCGTGCCGCTGGACTCATCGCGCCGTACGCACCGCTTGCCGACTCGGTCGCGCTTACGGCGATGCTCACGAACGGCATCGCCGGCGCGCAGTCGCTCGTGAACATCGTGGGGACGACCGCACTCGCCGCCGTGTCGTCCGAGTTCACCGCCGCGCTCGACCTTGCGCTGATGCAGGTGGGGACGGGAGTGCTGACCCACGAGCAGGCGGTCGCCGGCGCGGTCAAGACCATCGCGGAGATGGTCCCGCAGGTGACGTACAGGACGGCATCGGGGCAGTACGTCAACTCGACCATCTACACCGCTGTCGATCGCGCGGTCACGACGGGGCTCAACCAGACGACGCTCCGCATCCAAGAGGCGCGGCTACAGCAACTCGGCGCGACGAAGGTGGAGATCTCCGCGCACGCGGGCGCACGTCCCGAACACGCCGAGTGGCAGGGCAGCGTCATCGACTACGCCGACCTTGAGGCCGTCACGGGTTACGGCGAGGTCGACGGACTCGGAGGCGCGCACTGTCGTCATTCGTGGTCGCCGTACTTCGACGGGATCTCCGAGCCGACTGACTACTCGTGGCTCGATAGCCGCGACGCCGAACGCGACTACGAGCTGTCGCAGCGCCAGCGCACCTGCGAGCGCAACGTCCGGACCTATGCGTCCCGTGCCGAGGTCTACCGGGCGGCAGGATTCCCAGACGAGGCGGCGCGCAACGATGCGCTGGCGGAGAAGTGGCGCCGCGAGACATCCGCTGTCGCCAAGCAGCGTTCAGGCGCTGTCCGCAGTGGTAGGATGCAGGTGTATCCTGGCGAGGAGCGGATGAAGGGGAAGTAGGATGCTGGACACCGAGGAGCGCGACGCCGCCATCGGCTCTATCGAGGTCGCGTTGCAGGCGTGGCTCGAGGGCATCAAGGCCGACGCCGAGGAAGCGTTGCGCGCGATCCGCTGCACCGAGCAGCCCGACACCGCGCTGGCACGCGCCGTGGCAGAACTCCCCGACGCCGCCAACATCCTGCGCTCCATCCGTGACGAGTTCGAGATGTCCACGCACGCCGACGCGATAGAGGCCGTGGCGAAGCTCGGGTGCGGCGAGTGAGTGCGCAACCTCCCCGGCACGCGTGGCACAAGTGCTCGGTCTGCGGGAAGCGCGCATACGACACCCGGGCGATGGCACGCGACGCCCGCCGGTGCATCAAGGGACACGGCAAGGCGCGCGACCCGAAGCCCGAAATGCGGCTGAACGTCTACCCATCATGCGACGGATACGGCTGGCACATCGGGCACACGTCGAAGGACTAAGCGTGATGCGTCGCAGGTTCGTGCTACAATCCTCAGCGGACGGCGGCGGGCAGGATGCCTGTCGTGCGAAGGAGTCCAAGGGCGTCGGTTTCGCAGGCCGACGGTAAACGGAAGGGGTCGTTGACAATGAAGCTCGACATCAAGGCGCTGTTCGGCGACAAGGAATCGCTCACCGCCGACGAACTGACGGCTGCGCTCGGGGACATGAACCTCGTGGACCTGAACGAGGGCGGCTACGTCGACAAGGCCAAGCACGAACGGCTGGTGAACGCGGAGTCGAAGAAGGTCACGGAGCTGACCGCGAAGGTCGCCGAACTCGAAGCGGGCAAGGACGACGGCAGCAAGGACGAACTCACAAAGACGATCGAGAAGCTGACCGCCGACCTGAACGCCGTCACCGAGCAGCAGAAGGCCGCGGACTCGAAGGCCACGCGGCTCGAGCGCGAGAAGGCCGTCGGCGCGAAGGTGCGCGACCCCAAGCTTGCGCGGCTGGCGTACCTGGATGCCGAGCAGAAGATGGCGGGCGACGAGTCGCTCACCTTCGAGGAAGCCCTCGAGGCCGTCATCGAGTCTGACCCCGACTACCAGCGCGACGAGAACGCCGACGAGGATACGGCTGTCGTCGTGAGCACGGGCAAGCCCGTCCAGGGCAAGCCCGCCACGGACAAGTTCAAAGCCGCCATCGACAGCGTGTTCGATGAGGCGGCACCCGAGAAGTAAGGGAGTGAACGCACGATGGCCAACTCCATCGCCGCCGCCGCTGCATATCTGAACGGCAAGCTCGACGCCGCGTACAAGGCCGGCGCCAAGTCCGCCGCGCTCGACATCAACCCGGCGTTCGTCCGTCAGGGCGACCTCGCGGGCACCTTCTACATCCCGACGCTGGCACTCACCGGCCTGGGCGACGTGACCGCAGGCGTCATGCCCGCCGGTTCCGTCACGCAGACCTGGGTCGCGCACACCTATGGCTACGACCGGGGCCGCAAGCTCCAGGTCGAGGTCATCGACCGCGACGAGGGCGCCCGTGTCGCTGCCATCGCCAACGTGGCGAAGGAGTACATGCGCGTCAACGTGATCCCCGAGCTTGACGCCATCCGCTTCGCGCGGATCGCCACCGCCGCGGATTCCGCGCACAAGGTCCAGGCCGCGCTCACCACGAGCTCGGGTGCCATCGCCGCCGTCAACGCCGCGCTCGTGGCGCTCTCGGACGACGAGGCCGACATGGACAACCTGCTGTTCTTCGCCACCGCCAACGTGCTCAACCTGATCGAGAGCGCCGCGTCGACCGAGGCGAAGTGCCGCATCACGAACTACACGACCCCCATCGAAGTCCCGTCGAGCCGCTTCGGCACGGCCGTCACCTGCGATGCCGGTTCGTCCGACACCGCCGGCGGCTTCACCATCTCCGGCGACGCCCTGAACTTCCTGCTCGTGGACAAGGGCGCGTGCTTCGCGGACGCCAAGCATCAGGTCGAGCGCATCTTCCCCGCCGAGGTCAACCAGGCGGGCGACCTGGACCGCTTCGACTACCGCATCGTCCACGACGCGTGGGTGCTCTCCAACCGCACCACCGGCGTCTACGCGCACAGCGAGAACACCGTCAGCTAGCGGTTCGGCGTGTGCTAGGATACGGGGCGGGGCCACACGGCTCCGTCCCGTTTCTCATTCGGGGAGGGCGCATGAACAGGCCGGACGGCATCAGCGACATCGTGTGGGAAACGCTTGAGGGGCCGACGTACGCGAAGCGGTACGCATGGGTGCTGGGACATGTTGAGGGGCGCGTGCTGGACATCGGGTGCGCGCAGGGACACCTCGCCTGCACCCTCGCGCTCGCGGGACACGAAGTCACGGCCATCGACATCGTGCCCGGGCTGGTAGCGTGCACGCGGCGGATGCAGGAAGCGAACGGGTGCGCGTTCCCCGCGAACATCGGCAACGCATACGCGACTGGGTTCGCCGACGACTCGTTCGACACCGTGACGATCACGGAGGTCATCGAGCACCTGGACGACCCCGCATCCGCGCTCGCAGAAGCCGCACGCGTGGCGCCGCACGTCATCATCACCTGCCCCGCGTACCTGCGCATCCCGCATCCCGGCCACGTCAACGACTTCACGGTAGACGCGCTCGATGCCGTGGTGACGGAAGCGGGACTCATCGTCGCCGAGCATACCGTCGACGAACCGTGGCAGTACGTGGATGCGGTGCGGGCATGAGCGGCGCGACGCTGCTTCATGTGCGCCCGTACGGCTTCGAGGTCGGGAGCGTCCACAAGTACGGCGAGATGTTCGCCAGGGTGACCGACGTCGAGGACTACGTGATCCCGTCGTTCTCCGAGCCGGTGAACAAGGTCGCCAAGACGATGGAGCGGGCCAAGCCGCGGCTCGTGCTCGTGCGCGGCGACAGGTGGGACATGTGGCAGGCTGCGAAGGCGGCGGGCATCCCGTACATCCTCGACGCGCATGACATCCACTCGATGCGCGTGCCGGACGCCGAGCATCGCAAGTTCGACGAGCGCGGGCAGATAGAGAACGCCGCCGCCATCATCTTCACGTCCGAGGACCACATGGACTACTGCTCGCGGCGCTACGACCTGCCGCCGTCACGGGTGGTGCACCTGCGACCGCTCGCATCCGCGCTCGACTTCAAGCCGCTGCCGAAGAAGCGCGGCAAGCACATCGTCTACGCGGGCGGGCTGACGATGGCGGAAGCGGCCACGGGCATCTACGGCTACCGCTCGTACGGCGTATCCATCTTCCCCGCGCTCATCGCCGCCGGCTGGACCGTCCACGTTTACCCGTGCTATCTGGCGAGTGACACCATCCGCAACCAGTACGCCGCGATCGGCTGCGTGATGCACGACGAGGTGCCCGAGGACGACCTACCGCGCGAGCTGTCGCAGTTCTCGGTGGGCATCCAGTCCTACGCGAACGACGACTGCTTCCCCGCAGCGTTCGACTACTGCATGACGTGTCGCCCGAACAAGCTATGGAGCTACCTCGCGGCAGGCATCCCGACGGTCGGCTTCCAGGGCGGCAACGGGACGCGGCTGTACGACGGTTCGTGGGGCATGGTCGCGCACTCGCTCGAGGAGTTGCCGCGAGTCGCCGAGCGTGCTGCGAAGATG